AAATAGACCCCGTAGCTGCAAAAAGATATAAGGCTTTAATGGCAAGTCCAGACAAGATTGAGAATTGGAAAGAGATAAAAGACTTACATAAAAAAGCGTTTGAAATATATGAAGGCGATACTCGCTTAAATGAATTATTACAGTTCCCTAACGAAGAAGATACTTGGTCCGATTTAGTTGAACAATGGTGTGCGTTTAAATTAATAACAGGAAATTCTTTTATTTATGGAAAACTTATTGAAGCAGGAGCAAACAAAGACAAGCCATTTCAACTCTACGCACTCCCAAGCCAGTTTATGGCAATTAAAGCAGATGTTGAGGTATTCCCTCCAACAAGGGTGGGATATCAATTATACTATGGTAAATTATGGAGTTTTGATACAAAAGAAATCCTTCACGACAAATACTTCAATCCACAATGGAATATTACCGGAAATCAGCTCTACGGACAATCTCCATTAAAGGCAGCTTCACGAACTTTAACACGTTCAAACGAAGCTAAGACTGCGGCGGTTTCTGCATTCCAAAATGGTGGACCTGCGGGAGTATTGTTTATGAATGACGACAGATTTGATCCAATAAGTGGTGGTGACCAAGCGGCAGCTTTAAAGAAATCAGTTAGCGAAAAAGCCGGAAGCCAAAACTTTAACCAAATAGCAGTTTCAGGTTATAAAGTAGATTGGAAAGAAATCGGGTTAAGTCCTGTTGAATTAGGAATTATTGAAAGTGAGAAATGGGATATGGTGGCTTTATGTAATATTTACGGAGTACCGGCACAACTTTTAAACGATTCTACTAATAAGACTTACAACAATCAAATGGAAGGAGAAAAAGCATTAACGACTCGTTGTGCTATTCCTTTATTGATTTCATTAAGAGATAACTTTAATCGTAAAATACATACTGATTGGGGTTATAAAGGAGAAAATGTTTATATAGATTTTGACTTATCAGTTTATAGAGAATTAGATGCTAATAAAAACGACCAAGTTTCTTGGTTGGCAAATGCTTGGTGGCTTACTCCAAAACAAAAGTATGAGCAAATGGGTATTGAAATACCTGATTATGTGGACCAGGCAGAACTTGAAAAGTTGTACGTACCAAATAATTTAACTCCTACGGATGAGTTCATTCCTATTCAAGCACCAAAAAATTTAGAAGAACTTTTAAATAATAAATAAATGAAAGATTTAGAAAAGCAAATAAGCCAATTAGAAGCAGAATTTAAAAATTTAACTGCTGAAAAGGCTTTTGATGATATTGAAATGAATGAGCCTATCGAGCAAGTAGAGCCAACAAACGAACCAAACGAAGGCACTCCTCAAGATAACTTTGCAGATTTTGTAAGTTATTTAAAATCATCATTTGAGCAATCAATTGTATGGCATCATCAAACAACTTCTTATTCAGTTCATAAAGCGTTAAATAATTTCTACGATGAAGTTTTAGAATTAATTGATGGTTTAGTAGAAAGCACTTCAGGAATCTATGGCAGACCTACTGATTATGTAGTTGCTCCACCAATGAACTACGAAAGTCCTGAACAAGTAACTGCATACTTCCAAGCGTGTTATGCAGAAATACAAGAGGATAGAAAAGATATTTACCAAGAAACTTGGATTCAAAATCAAGTAGATGAGATTGCTCAATTGTTCGCAGAAACAATCTATTTACTTTCATTAAATAAATAATGAACTCCCAATACAAGAAATTGTATACTCAAGGATTAAAAACTTATTCTCCTCAATTCAAAAAAGAATTGCAAAAACAGGTGGATGAGTTTTGTCGTACCCAAGATTTAAACGCAATCTCAAGCAAAGGCTTAAAAAAGACACTTTACTCGCTTCATATAGCAATGGGTACTAAAACGGCTGAAATGTCCTACAAAAGCCTAAAAAAGACCAAGAATGCCATTTTAGTAATAGAGCAAAAGGGTTGGCTTACTGATTTATGGCAAAATGTTATCACTCGTTACCTGGACCTTAAAGGATTAAGTCAATTAGTCGAAGAAATAACGAATACAACAAAAGAACAAATCCAAAGATTTTTAAAAAAAGGTATTTTAGAAGGGAAGCCATTGCAACAAACAATTAAAGAATTAAAGCAATCAGGAATAACCAACTATCGTGCCGAATTAATAGCAAGAACTGAAACCGGCAGAGCTGCCAATGTAGGTTCAATGATTGGTGCAGTTAGTACAGGATTAAAAACAAATAAGATTTGGATTTCAACTTTAGATGCAAGAACAAGAAGAATACCACCGGATAAAACCGACCATTTGCATATGAACTTAGTTAAAGTGCCTATGGATGAAAGATTTGAAGTATTTGGAGTTGATGGTACTGAATTAATGCTTCATCCTTGCGACCCTACGGCTTCGGCGGCTAATACTTGTAATTGTCGTTGCACAATCGGATATAAAGTTGTAAAAAATAACAACGGAGATTATATAACTTATCAAGATGAACCGCCTCAAGGAGATGTTGGGCAGATATGGAGATTATTAACCGATTCACACAACAACGATATTTATACTCATATCATTCAAGCATTACAATAAAAATAATAACTTTGTTCTATGAGCAAAATTCAATTAAAAGATATTAACGATTCAATACTTGACGTATCTCCTAAAACAAGAACAGTAAAGGCAGTATGGTCAAGAATGAACAATGTTGATTTAGACGGCGATATTATCGTACCTGAAGCATTCACTAAAACAATCCAAGAGCGTGGACCAAAGGCAAAGAATATGATTTTTTCTTTGATTGACCACAAAGCAGATATGCACCACGTTATAGGAAAGCCAAGTGAACTTTATGTAGATGGCGATAAGTTAGTAGCAGTTACTCAAATAGTTCCTACTCACGCTGGAGAAGATATTATTAAACTTTATGATGCGGGTTTAATCAATCAGCACTCAATTGGATTTTCTACAATCAAATCTAACGAAGCTAAAAACGGAATTAGAACGATTAGCGAATTAAAACTTTACGAAGGTTCGGCAGTTCTTTGGGGTGCAAATCCTGAAACTCCAACTTTAGGATTTAAAAGCGAGGAATCATTATCTTTGCGTTTAGATGCTCTTTTGAAAGCAATTAGCAATGGTAAATATACCGATGCTACATTCAAATCATTAGAGTTAGAAATAAAGAGAATACAAGATATTCTAACAAACAACACTCAACCCGCAACCGCAGTTGAGCCGGTAGTTAGTGAGGATGCGGAAGTTCTCAAAGCAATTAAACAATTTAATAATCTATTTAAAAAGTAAAAATGGAAAATTTAGAATTAATCAATGAAATGGCTGAGAACGTAAAAGGCTTAAAAGCTGACGTTACTGCTAACATTGACGCTGTAAAAAGCGAAATCAAAGTCGTAAAAGACGAAATGCAAAAGCAATTTGATGCTGCAACTGCTGCTCAAAAGAAAGCTGCTTCAACTGAAGCAAAATCTCTTTCTCAATTAGTAGAAGAGAAAATGGAAGGTCGTATGGAAGAAGCTGAACAAACTTTGAAAAAAGGTGGTAAGTTCCGTTTGGAAATGCCTGAAGCTAAGACAATGACTATCGCAGGTAACGTAACAGGAGACCCTGTAATGACTTACTCTCCAAGACAAGCGTTACAACCAGCTCAATTAGTAAACTTCCGTGATTTAGTGCCTACTGTACGTTCTGCAACAGGTCTTTATACTTTCTTCAAAGAAAACACAGGAGAAACTAATAACATCGCTATTCAAACTGAAGGTGCTGCTAAAGGTTCTAACGATTACAACTTGACTGAAACTAAGATGGTAAACTCTTACATCGCAGGTTTCTCTCGTTTCTCTAAGCAAATGATGCGTTCATTACCTTTCTTAAGTCAAACTTTACCAAGATTATTGCAGAGAGATTTCTTCAAAGCTGAAAACGCTTCTTTCTTCGGTACAGTTTCTGCTGCTGCAACAGGTGTTACTACAATGACTGAAACAGTAGACTTAAAGCAATTAGTACAATTAATCGCTAACCAAAAGGCTGCAAACTTTAACCCATCTTTCATCTTAGTATCTCCTGCTCAACAAGCTCGTATTTTGATTGACACAATCAATAGCGGTTACTACGTTGGTTCAGGTAGCGTACAAGTTGGAACAGGTGGCGACATCACTATTTGGGGTGTTCCTGTTGTTTCTGCAACTTGGGTTACTGATAACAAAGCATTAGTAATTGATGCTGACTATATCGAGAGAATCGAAGTAGAAGGAATTGCAATTGAGTTCGCTTATGAGGATAGTGATAACTTCCAAAAGAACTTAGTAACTGCGAGAATTGAGTGCTACGAGGCAATCAACTTAATGTTACCAAATTCAGCAATTTATGCTTCTTTAAACTAATCACAAGGTTTAAAATAAATAAAATTACCCTCACTTTTATCGGTGGGGGTTTTTTATTATTATTATTGTAAATTTGTAAAAAAAGAATATGTCTTTCTATAATTACGTTAGAGATTATAAATTAATAGATCAAGGAACAGTTGTTGAGCCAGTAACACTTGCAGAAGCTAAAAATTATTGTCGTGTTTCAACTGATGCCGATAACGATTTAATAACTGATTTAATAACTCAAGCAAGACAAGCAATAGAAAAAGCAACAGGTTTGTGTATTATTAAAAAAAGCGTTCAAGTATGGTTTGATAATCCGGCGGGAGATATTTCTTTGCCTTGGGGACCAATGGACCCAACTTCATTTTCTTTATATAATCAAGATGATGCTGAAATAACTGCCGGTAATTATAAACTTTTAGGCGGTCAATATCCAAGCCTTTATCAGCCAACCTATACTATGATGTACGCTTTATATATAAGTGGATTTGATAGTGTCCCAAAAGACTTAAAAGTGGCTATTCTTGACCAAATAGACTTTGATTACGAGAATAGAGGAGCAGACGTAGAAAGATACGACCAAACAGGCGTTTGTCAAAAGGCTTGGAGAGCGTGTCAAAGATATACAAGAACAAGTCCAATTTTATAAAATGCAGATAGGTCAAAAAAAGAATAAAAACGTAAACTCATCTACGATGAATCGTAGAGCGGTTTTATATCAAGCATCATCTTTCCCTGATGGGGAAGGTGGCTATCAAACTGTTTTCCAAAATGTAGGCGAGGTTTGGTGCGATTTTAGACCGGCAAGAAGCATAAGAACTTTATTGGAAGATGAGAAAACATATTACCAAGATGCTAAAATGTATATTCGTTATGGAATAACAATCAACGAAGAATATCAAGTATTTGTTGAAGGTAAAATGTACACAATCCAATCTATTAACGATGTAGATAATGCTCATAGATTCTTAGAAATCAATTTTTATGGCTAACGGAATACAAGTTTTTGGGATTGATAAACTTATTGGCGACTTAAGAGCTTATAGCGAAAAGGTTGAAAATGGTTTAAATAATGCAGTAAAAGAAGCTGCATTAAATACTGAAACGGCTGCTAAAATAGATTGCCCTGTGGATATGGGGATTTTAAGAGGATCAATACATACTGAACCATTTGAAAATGAAAACGGGAAAGGGTGGGAAGTTTCAACGAGGGTTGAATACGCTCCTTATGTAGAGTTTGGAACAGGAGCAAAGGTATCTATTCCTTCAGGTTGGGATGAGTATGCAATGCAATTTAAGGGCAGTAAATCAGTAGCCGGAATGAATGCTCAACCATATTTAATTCCTAACTTTGAGATGCAAAAAGAACAATTAATAGCTAAAATAAAAACATTAATAAGCAATGTATAATCCTAATGTCGATATAAAAAAATGGTTTTATACCAATTTAGTTTCTGCAACAGGCTTAGGAGTTTATGATGGCATTGCTCCCGATACGGCAGGTAATGAATATTTAATTTTAACCGGCAGAACTTCAAGTCAAGTTCAAGGCAAAAACGGATATACCAATACTTTGGTGTTCACGATAGACATTGTCACAAAAAATGCTAACTTTGGCTTTAAAGATTCGGAAGCTATATCTAATCAAATTTTAGCTGCTATAAATTCCGATACTCATATTACACTTCCAACAGGGTGGAATGCCTCAAGTTTAAGTGTTGCCGGTATCAGAAATATACAAGCCTTAAATCCATTAGACAATGTTTTTAGAACCTTATTAACATATAATTTAACAATAACACAAACTCAATAAAATGTCAGAAAGTAAAGTATCAGCAAGAAGTTACTTATTATTCGCAGATGCTACAAATAGTGGCACATATAGCGTAGTAGCTTGTTTAACTTCAAATGCAATCACATCATCTAACAACGTAATCGATGCATCTTCAAAATGTGGGGATGACTACGAGCCAGGACCAAACTTTAAGCAATCAATTAAAGCCGAAGGTTTTGCAATCGACCAAACAGGAACTCCAAGTAAAGATTCTTACGATTTACTTTATTCTTTGCACGTTGCTAAGACTAAATTTGCAATCAAAATGGGTCCTTCTGCTCCTGCAAGTGGTAACGTAGTTTATGGTGGAACTGCAACTGATTTGGTTTTCATTTCAGCTTGGGATTTAACTGCTCCTGATAAAGAAGATGTTAAGTTTACTGCAACTTTTGAAGTAGTAAATCCTCCATTAACACAAACAAAAACTACATAACAACTAACCAACTATGTACGAATTAAAACTGAAAAACAACACAATCCATTTAAAATGGGGTACTTGGGCAATGCGTGAGTTTTGCCAAACCTACAATTTAACTTTAGAAAAGTATTTTGAAGCGTTAGCAGATACCCAAAAAGATATTGATAAGATTGTAAAATTATTTTTTATTGGATATAAGGCAGCTTGTTTAACTAATAAAGAAGAAGTAGTTTATAACGAAATTGATGTATGCGAATGGATTGATGAAATCGGGTCTATTTATGTTAGCGAAGGACAAGTGGTAGAATATTTTAAATATATTTTATCTACCATTAATGTCAATGTAACTGATGTAAAAGATACCGAGAAAAAAAAAGCCTCAAAACGCTAACTTGGGATGACATTTTAGTAAAGGCTGCTGAATGTGGAATTAAGCCAAGTGAATTTTGGGAAATGACTTGGAAAGATTATAGTATTATCGTTTTGGGAACAGAGCGTAAGGAGCTTAATGAATGGGCGAGGACAAGAAACCTCGCCTATATTATTTATTTAAGTAACTCAGGAGATAAGCACCCAAAATCATTAAAAGCCTTTTGGCATATACCTCAATTAGATGATATTGATGAGCCGGAAGAGGTTATGCTATCAAATGAAGAATTATCACGAACTTTGGCACTATACGGAATAAATTAAAATAATTATGGCAGAATTTAATTCATACTTAGGGGTCAAGTTTCAGTTCGATAGCGCAGATGCAAGAGCAGATATTATTAAGCTCTTAAATGATTTAGATTACTTTGAAAAAAAGCTAAAAAATAATTTTGATACTGAATCTATTAAGAGATTTACCGGTGCTATGGATACTGCCAAGCAAGGTTTATACGAATATGGAATACAAGTAGATACAGTTACTCAACAATCGTTTCAAAATTTTAGGGCGATTGGTCAAATGGATAGAGTTACTCGTGAATTTGCTTCAGGGGGTTTAAATCAGGGGTTGAATGGTCTAACAATGTTAGGGAATACCCTTACAAGATTATCAATACAAGAAGGTGGATTTAAAAATGCAATTTCAAGTTTAGCCGGAGCATTTACAGGACCGGCAGGTATTGTTTTAGCGGTTTCTGCGGCAGTAGGCTTGTTTGAGGCTTACGAAAAACAAATAAAAAAAGCAGAAGAAGAAAATCAAAAATTTTCTAAGAGTTTAGATGATGCAAAAGCAAAAGGTTTAGAGCAAGGATTAAAACTTCAAGAATTAATATCAATATCTGAGGATCAAACTTTATCAGATAAAAAAAGAACTGAGGCTTTAAATGCAGTTAAAAAAGCAGTAAGCGAAGTAAATGCTGAGTATGGCGCTCAAATTAAGACTTCTGAAGATGCTAAAAAAGCCGTTGATTTATTAACTCAAGCATACATTCAACAAGCCGTTGTTGGGGCGAGAATGGCGAAAGTAGCGGCTGATACAATAGCATTAGAATCAGCACAAACAACTGTTGCAAAAGCAAAACCAAGTGATATTGGTAAAGTTATAGCTGCTCAAACTACTCAACAATTAGGAGGTACTGCGGGTTTAGGTGCCGGATTATTAATAAAATCTTTAGGATTACAAGATTTATCTGATGCAATAACTGAATCAAAGAGATTAAAGGAAGAATTAGATAAACAAACTGCTGCACTACAAGATGATATAAAAAAATTATCACAAAATCCTTTTGGTGTAGCATTGGCTACAGGAATGGAAGGAATACAAAGTGGTAAAGGTAAAAATTATGATTTATCTGATGAGATTGCCAAAATTGAAAGAGAGATTGAATTAACTGCCAAATGGGCAAATGAAGAATATAGACTTTATAAGCAAAGAGAAGAATTTGCTAAAAAGAATTTATCAATTCAAAAGGCTGATGTTGGAGTAAACAATTTTAATGATTATTTATTTGCGCAACAACAAAAGCAAGAGAAAAAACAAAATACTCCTTTTGAAGATATAGCGACAAACGCTCCTAAAATACCAGATTGGATGAATGAATTTACTGAATCAGTAAATAAAAATGATGCTGCAATTAAAAAAGAATATCAAGATTATAAAGATTTTTCAAACCTTTTATCTAAAACATTGACTAAAGACATAATGGGTCTTTGGGATGCAATGCAAAAAGGAGAAAATATAGGAGATGCAATAGGGCAAATGTTTAGTAAACTTGCCGAACAAATAGCTGCGGCTGCTTTACAAGCTGCTTTATTTACTACAATTTTAGATTTGGTTAGCGGCGGAACTGCCGGAGGCGGGGCAAGTTTTGGAGATATGTTTAGCCAATTATTAGGCATTCCTAAATTTGCTGAAGGTGGGGTTGTTTCTAAACCTACGCTTGGGGTATTTGGGGAAGCCGGTCCTGAAGCAGTAATGCCTTTATCTAAATTGGGTAATGTAGTTTCTAATTCATTTAGCGCAGGTTCAATGAGTGGTGGAAGCCAAATGGCAGGGGGACAATTTACTTTGCGAGGCAATGATTTAGTTTTAGCTTTGCAGAGAAGTAATTATTCATTAGACTTAAGAAGAGGAGCATAATGTCATACGCAAATAAATATCAATCAACATTCGCAACAAAAAGCGGTAAAACTGCTTATTTATATTTGGCTGAAGATGGTTATGTAGGAAGCGTTATTAATTATCAAGGAGTACACATAGACTTAAATTATATTCCAACTTCAGATGATCCATTTGAGCCTATTTATGCAAGTCAATTAAACGTAGTAATAGATATTACTGATGATTTGGTAGATATGCCAAATTTGGTCACTTTAAATGATAGGAAATACAACGCAAAACTTTACATTGATACAGATTTAGAGTGGCAAGGTTGGGTTTTGAGTGATAGCGTACAAATTAACTACTCAACTGGAAGAAGACAATTAAGTTTTAATGCCGTTGATGGTTTAGGTATTTTAAAGGATATTTTACTTCCTATTTCGGCTTCAACAAACATTAACGAATTAAATTCTCTTTTATATTATATTAATTTGAGTTTAAACTCAATAGCTTTCCCTACTAATCCAAACTTGAATATAGTTTGTTCTTATTTTAATACAGGTATGGATGATAGAGGAACGCATCCTTATAGCGAACCTTTTTCTCAAACTTATTTACCAAATAGAACTTTTGTAAGCAATTACATTTATTTAGATTGCTTACAAGTATTAAGTAATATAGTAAAGTCTTTTGGTTGTAGAATATTTCAAGCGGGTGGCAAATGGTGGATTGTAGCAATAAATGAATTTGCAAATACGGGAGCTTATTTTACGCAATATGATTATGCCGGAACAGTTGTATCAAGTGGGACAATAAATACTTTGAGTACAATTCAAGGTTATACCGGCAATACAAGCGGACTA